CATTTTGTTTCGCCTTATTGACTACCGATTCTATCTGTTCCTTAATATCCAGAACCTCGTGCGCATCAATCAGATCGCCTATATCCATCTTGTGTAAGTCACTGAATGAGATAAGGCCAGCTAACACTGGCCTCCAGATATAAAAGTCTACCTTACAAGTGTTGATCCCATATATTGCTAGGTCTCCGCCTTGTTTCCTTTTATACCTTTTAGGCCCTGTAACACTGTCGAAAAAAAATCACTGAAGTTGTACTCGATAACCTCTTTGCACAACTCAATGGTAAAAGAATAGTCCTTGAAATCCTCATTAAATACAGGCTTCCTGCCGCCAATCAGCGTGACAACAGTTAAATCTGTAATGAGCTTAATCAAGTCGTCCTCTTTACACTTTTCAAAAACGGAACTAATAGCTCTTTCATAGTTGTCCTCAGCAGCATGACCAAACGCTGGCCCTGCCAGTCCGATTAATCTATGCAGCATCTTCCAGCCCTGTATAGCTCCGAATTTTGTGATAGTGACTTCTTTTCCACTTAAGTTTAGTTCCTTCATTCTGCGGCATTACTCCCAAGAAATTGAATAAGGTTATCAGTTTTCAATACCCATGATCTGTCGTTCTGCGTTTTACTGAACGCTGCCTCGGGTATCATTTCTATATAGCACGTTGCCGCACTAAAGATAGTGGTACCAAGGTTATCCTTCATGAAAAATGGTCTGACACCAGCATTGCTCAACTCATCGAGTATAACTAACGATGTCAGGTCATCGTTACTAGGGCTTGCTTGTTGCAGAGTGATAGTGATCGTGCCGGATCTGTCGTTTGACTTGACCCGTGTTGCTTCACCGTCTGCACCGACAACCATTTCAAAATTAGGATTATCGCGAGCGACGGTTATTACGTCGTCACTAAAACCTGCGATTATAAATTCACCTATTATGACTGAGACCTCTTTGGGGTCAAATGAACGCAGAGCCAAGGCTATCTCCTTTACTTATTGCTGTTAGATTACCATTAGGCAATCACGGTTCCTGTTATTGTAATGGTGTGAATAGCTCCAGCAGTTGTCGCAGTGAATACGACATCTGGCAACAGCCTGTTACTCCTGTCTGTCGCGCTGATATCTGTTACTAACGGGCCTGACGCTTCAGGAGCAGGGTTATTGCTTAGGAATCCTTCCCTTACCGATTGATTCAATCTGTTTTGAACAGCACTGACGATAAGATTAACACCTGCGTTGGTATAAGGAACCTTGTTCACCGCTGCAAGTTGAGCAAACACGTCCTCTTCAAGTCTCGCAGTGAGATACAACACGCCAATAAAGGTATCTATAAACCCACCGTTACTGGTAACACCGTCCCAGGTAATGTTTCGACCTGCAACAGGGCTATACTGGTTAATGTTGTTTGCTCTCAGCACTGATTCCTGACTCGTGGTCAGTGTTGTGTCTGCCGCGACAAGCTCAAGAGTTTTGAATGCAACTGTGTAGGACCCCGGTATTAAGGCAAGGACTCTCGAAGCAATCGCAACCTCTAAAGGCTCGCCTGTCGGAGTAATGTCTGCTGTATACCAAAGCGAGGAAGTATTGCTATTCAGTGGTGCAAAATCTGTCAGAGATGTTTGCCTGAAGAAACCATACCTGTCGTTAGCAGCCAGGAACGATGACGCCACCTGAATACTTCCAAGATCGTTGTAGGTCATTGCAAAACCGAACCATTCACTATTGTTATTAAAGATAGTGCTTAGGTCGGTCGATGTTATATCGGCTATTGCTGCCGTGGTGATTGTATGCGTTGCCGTAGCTTGCGACGCGCCACCTGTTACCGTTGCTGTTACTTGAAATATTCTACCAGCAGTCGCGCCGGTGATATCAACAGTATCAACATTGTCACCAACAGCCGTAGTAACTAAGGTTTCAGCCTGAATAGCTGTCGCGATGGCGTCAAGTGTGTCTGAATTGTTTGTAATGAATGCTACTGGGGAGCCAGCCGCTACAACACCATTCACGGTGACAGCAATACTGTTACCAGTAACAAGGTCTGCATCAAATACAAGCTCAGAGATTTGAGCAGCACTACCACCAGTATCGACCCTTGTAATAAATACTGTCGGAACAGCTGGCGACTGCGCGAACGCTACCTGTGCCATGTTAATAACATCACCAGACACAATGTCAGTGTCAGCACTGATACCAGCAAATGTGGTATAAGATCTGACTTCAAACTCAGAAAAACCGACACCGAAGTTAGTATCGTCTCCCAGAATCATTAAACTATTGAAGCCCTGGCGGCTCAGAGCAGAGGACGATACCGATATCGTTACCGCTACAATTTCACTTATATCTGGCATCTTTTATTCCCCTTTAAGGTTCATTAGTCCATGTCACTGGGTTCACTGTATCATAGTGTCCAGTGTCATCTGTCTCACCTTCGACTATATTTGCAAGCATGATTATGTCAATTGTCGCTCTCTGTTCATACGCAGTATCAACTAAAATGGTTGTGTTAGACGAACCACCAACCGACTGTATTGAAGCAGGGACATCTGCCCTCAGAGCATCCCTGATTGTCTGTTTAGTTATATTCGCTTTTATTTGTGAGGCTTCCTGAAGTGAGTTGCTTCCATAGCAGTTGATTGTAAAAATCACTTCTCTAAAACCAAAAGACTCATTCAGTTCTGATGTTCCATTATATATCGTCCAGTCGTTTATTGCTTCACTCTCTGTCAGATACTGAATGGTCGTATAAGGTAGCTGGGGCCTTGGCCCACCTGGAAAAAAGAAAATAACATTGGTGTTAGAACCTGCTGACAGAATCGCAGTTCTTAATGCCGACCTTAGAGCTGTTGTCGCCAGGGTCATCTGGCACCCCCGCTCTTTGTTTTGATAACCTGATAGGATATTGCTTGCCTTAGTTGACCTGTATCAACTAACGGGGTTGCGTTTCCTTTTTTATTCTTACCGCCACGAGTTGGGTCCTTAAGAGCTGGCCAATCGTTGTTTGTAAATTTCTTAACCACCAGGCCTTGAAACCAAATACCAATCCGCTCCATGATCTCCTCAGGATCCCACTCTTTCTTTTTAAGCGCCCTGCGAGCTTCCGCTTCAAACGCTCTTGGTATTTTCTTTTTGTTCTCGGCATATGTTGACCTGAGAAATGACCTCTGTGGAATCGTGGAAGTACCAAACTCATGTATAACAGCAACGTCAACGAGGGTAACAGAAGTCGAGGTGAACAAAAAAAAGTCCCCTTGCCATGGCTTTAAAACCTCTTTACCAGCATCAGCTTTAACGCCACCAACATTATCAGGCTTACCTATGATACCAACCTTTACAAAAGCACCAATAGAAAAGATACGGTCTAGTGCCGCCTCTAATTTCTTATTGGTTTTTCTGATAGGTTTCGCCATTACTCTGCGACCGCCGTTATTTTCCAGTGTGGTATAAGATAGGTCCAATGCTCGGTTGCTATCGTATTATATCGCTTTCCATTAAAAGTAAACTCTGTCGCATCCTCTGGATTTACCAGATTGTTTTCTATTAACTGCATGGTGGCCAGGTCAGCAATAAATATCTTTATTGTATCCCTTGCCCTGTAACCTTCAGCCAGTAGCTGTCTCTCTCTCATATTTAATCGCTGAACAGAAGCTATAACGCTGGTACTAGTTTCTGTCCCCTCAACAAACACACCATCAACATAGGCATCCCCGGTTCGCTGGTGTAGCGTAATAGTCTCTGTGAATAATTCACTGAATGCCATTACACTGCTCCTGTATGTTTGCCCGTTGCTATTGGTGACGGCCTGAAGGTCTTCATCATGTAGACAAACTGCGTGCCCCACGTTGTTTGAAGCAGCCAGGATTTCCAACCGTCAACCGCCGTCGTTGACGTTGCCGTTCCATATGAAATTGAAACATCACCCACACTCTCTGAAGTAATAGCGCCAACGCTGAGAGAGCTTCCCCCCAGCGAGGCTGCCGTTGTTACCGTTATTGTCGGCGTAGCTTGCACCACACCCCCAGTTACAACTGACGCAACAGTTATCGTGGTACCAGGAACCGTCCCGGTTATTACGATAGTATCCATTCCGTCTGACACTGCTGTCGCAATGATCGGCTCTGCTTGCAGAGCTGTTGCAATATTCGCAAGTGTTGTTGCACTGTCACCATCAAATGCAATAGGCGATCCAGCTATTGCTATGCCATTGACGGTGACAGCTATTGAGTTATCGGTAACAAAGGCACCCTCATCACGGATCGATACAGTAAGTTGCAAATGCTCGAATGGTTCCCCTAAAACACCCCAGGTAACACCTCCATCAAGACTACCTTGAGTATAGCCGTCTGGATCGGTGCTCGAATCGGCCATCCTGAGCCTGGAAGTGGTTAAAAACTGAGTCAGCCTCTGGACTTTCAGCCAGTAGAAACGATTCGCTACTAACTCAGGTCCGTTAGTAAACGTCAAAGTTTGAACCGCGTAGGTAAACACCCCTACCGAAAAAGAACCCATTGAGGTACTAGCAATAGTTGCATCAGCTAAGGCTAACTGTTGGTCTGGCACTATATCACCAACCAAACTGTCATAGACCGAGAACTGATAAGTTTCTGTGTTCGATACATTGTCCACAGAAAATGAATTGCTGGTAATGCTTAACAACGGGCCACTAACACTTGCTTTAAACCTAAAAGCAAACTGAACAGGGAATCCAGCCGGACTATCAGAAAGTGAGTTTGTGTGTTCGGTTGTGCCGTCCGGGCTCACATTAACATCTGTCGAAGGAACCTTACTATATTCAAGATCACTGACTTGAGCGACACCAGAATCAAGGCTGTAATGATGAGCGAGCAACAGAGACAATCCGTGTGTGAACTTTTTATCCGGCATAAACTTTGTGTTAGTGTTCAGATAAATAGAATAGATATCCTTAAGCGCAGCAAACTCAGCCGCATCAGCAGTCCTGAGTGCATACTTGCTATTGGTTATCGTATTAACGTAGCTCTCTGTTACATCAGCCAGTGCCATTAGCCTACCTCTGGTATCTGAACAATCTTAATCTGGTCTTTAATCGCACCCTTCAAAGGTCCTTTGGCATCATCCCTCCAGGAATTAAGCGTATCAATATCATAGGTCTCTTTGACCAGAGCTATTGTTATCTTATCTTCCTTATAGATTTCGATGATACCATCCTCGACAAGACCGTTAACGGGTTTAAGATAACCCTCGTCCATCAATCCCTCCCACCTTTGGGTATCAACTTTATTGACACCAGGGTTGAGATAGATTCCTCCGACGCTACGGTGATTCGGTTGGTTGTTTTTAATGAGCATGTGTTTTAAATCCCAAAGAGTGAAGAAACCGATTTTGGATATGCGATAATAACACCAGCCGTTCTAGCATGGGCCGCAACCTCAAAGGCCAGGCCAGATTCTTGCGCTGGAAAAAATTCCACATCCTGGGGAACCTCAAGCCAGAGCTTGTCCGGGCTTCTGTCATAAAGCATCGCAACGTCTTCGCTGTCATATGCCGAGGAGACAGGCGCCTTGCCTCTGAGATTATAAACCGGAATGATGTCACTGATCCAAGCGTTTGAGGCCAGGATAAAGTTTAACAGAGTGGTGTCGCTTGTTGTTGATCTTGGAGTGGTTGACAGTAACGTGTACTGCGCCTCTGGCAAAATCAAAGTGTTTGGAGCCTCAACACCATTGGTAGTATCGCGAATAATACTGGTCATGGCCGTGATGTCAGAGATGATCTCCGATGTCGTTTTTGAAGCCCAATCAGTTGTACCCCCGCCACCGTCAACAGGAGTTACCTGATTGATGTTAGGATTGAGGATGAAAGACGGGATGTCTGTCGTTGCATCTCCATCGAATGCCAGGTTGTTCTCAAGTTGCATCAACTGTCGCCTTGCAGCGTTCGCCTTGCGTTGCTCAAGTGCCTTGCCTGCAAACCTTGCCGCCCTGATATCCTGGATGGAGTAACTGAATGCTACACCTTGTCCATAAATCCTTCGGATGGTTTCCTTTGCAGAAATCTCAACATTAGGAAGATCCATTGCATAGCTATGGATTAATTTTGCCATTCCGACGTGATCCCACGAAGAATATTGCACCGTTGAGGCGCCAGTATCTGTGGTTGAATCGAGAGGAAATAATCTGCGCGCTAAAAGATCTGGGTAAATCACGTCGTATGTATTCGACTTGATCATTTCCAATTCTTTTTCGAAAAAGATTCCTTCGTCCGCATCGAGGCTATTGAATACTCTCATTATAAAAACTCCTTTATTACTTTTAGATTTTTACAGTTACGGTCCAACAAGCTCGATGACAAAGGTGTCGCCGGCAGAAGCTGCCTGTCTCGCGAAAGCTTTTGTTGTCGAGGTATTTGTGCCTGTCGCCCAGGTTGTCGATGCTGCGAGGTTTGGAATCACCTCAGCACCAGCAGTGATAGTGCCGCCAGCCAGAACAAAGACACGACCCCTTGCCATGACAGGAACCTGACTTAAATCAGAATAGCTCTGCACGTTTCCGCTTGCAGCCTGTGTGATAATGAAATCATCAGCAGCCTGTGAAGCACCAAGAGTTACAACCGCTGCGATAGTAAACTCTTCTCTGGCATTTAGTCCGGTAACGAGAACACCGTCAACAGTATCGGAGACAGCAGTAGCAATCCTTGTGTCAAGCTGAATAGCTGTCGCGACAGCCACCAAAGTCACTGCGTTTGACGTATCAAATGCAACATCAGGCAGGACTGTATCGACACCGTCAAAAGTCAACGTAATAGAAATCACGTTACTGGTGACAAGAGCCGCGTCAAAGTCAAGGTCAGCGATCTGAACAAGAGCATTCGCTGTAATTTCATTTTGGTTATCAGTAATAGCAACACCAAGCAAATTGGCCAGTGTACCATTAGTAATTACCTGAGCCTCAGCATCAGTTCCTCTTTCAACAGCGTCACCAGCACGAACCGCACCTTCAGCGAGGTAGCTATCAACCTGTCGCTGGGAAAATGGTTCTGCTGACTGCCCAACCGCGCCAGCAGCTGGA